TCAAATCGTCCCCATGAGCTTTGCCCCATGTTTTTTAGCATGGTTTCCATGTTTTCAATGCTGTTTCTATCACGTTTACTTGTCTTGCCTATTCTTATAGGACTGCCAAATATTTCTTGATATTGCGCCCAAGCTCCAAATGCGTTCTTTTTCCAAATAGCATAAGGAGCTATTTTATTTAGTAAGCCCAAATCAAACTCTTCGCCAACGCCTATACAGAAATCACTATAAGGACGTTCCATATAATTTATTCCGCTTAAATCTGCATAATTTTTTGTTACTATTTGAAATTCAGGCTTAACAAATTGACGAGGTACTAAGCGAATATATTTAAAATCATTATTAACTAAATTATCAAATTGGATGAGTGAATATCCCCAAAACATTGAATCTAAGGATAAATTTATGAATGTTCTAAACCATTTTGATTTTAATATTTTAGTTAATTCTTCATTTTCTTCTCCGTTTTTATTTAACGCTACAAATTCTCTGCACAGTGTCAAATTCTTTCTTTGTTGAATACAAGTATTAACATGAGCGTCTAAAATTACATCATTATAAGTTCTTAATAAGTTGTATCTATTAGGATTAGTAATGCTTTCAGCTACTCTTAAAGCTTCTCGCCACAGTCCAATGTCTTGTGCTATTCTATATATTTGACGAGTTACTTTTTCAGGAACATCATATAAATTCTGCGCTGGAATTGTTTGCTTTGTTGCATTAACAACATCAAATCCAAGTTCTATGCCAAATATTTTCATTTAATATGTATTAACAGTTGCTATGTTGTTTCCGTTTGCGTTTCCCCAATTGATTGATAAACCTTGTTCAGGATTAATTTCAGGCAAACTTGCAAATATCTTACCAGCCGAAACATTCTTTAACCATCCTATTGCGCCACCTCTTTGTTGTGGTTCATTTCCATCAAACCTTTCTTTTCGTAAGTCAGGCACATTTCGTGGATTTATTCTGCAATGCAAATTATATAAAGTAATATCCAATAAGTATTGAACTATCTCTTGGTTTCTGTTATCGCCTTGAGTCCATTTGGTTGCATCAGTTGGTAATACATTGGTTACTGAATGGTTTGAATCAAATGTCCAGTATGCTAAATTACTTGGTATTATTCCAGTACATTTTATTTTGTTTTGATAAACTTTATTCTCAAACCAAACGTAAGCTCCTACATCATAAATAGTATCGTTTAGATATTCGGGATAAGGAAGCGTTATATAAAATAATAATTTATCATCACAAATTAATGTCCATTGTGCCGCGTTAAATGCAGCAGGCGTTATGGTTGTATTTGCTGAATATATTTTACTATTTTGAACAACTCTATTTCCAATTGAGTAGCTACTTGATGCGCTGAATGCGGTTTCTGTGTACTCAACTAAATTTTTACCATAATAAATAACTGCTGAATTATAAGTACTTATTCCATTAAATATTTCAGCAACTTTATAGCGTTGCGACAAATGCCCTGTCATTGTAAGCTGTGCCGCTTGCTCAACATCAATCAATAGGTTATAATTAGAGCTAACAATTTGGTCTAAATTATCACTTTGTATGGCTCTATCGTAATCCTTTAAACGTAGTAATCTACCCATGTTGTAAATTTACTTTATTTATATTTTATAAAGTTTTTTTGTTACATTTTATGTTTTGTATTAAATGGATTCTTTCCGATTTGAAATCCTCTAATTACATCGCCATGTTGGTATCTACTGAACTCTTCTTTAAATGCTTCGCAAATGATGTAATCAGTTAAGTCGGATAAATGCCCATATTCTTGGTAAGATACTCCGCTCTTTGCATCTTTTACTTTTGTTTTATCTTTAGTTCCGTCTGCCGCTTCTTTTGTGTTTGTAAAATCAGCTATTGCCGTTTTACAATTTACATCAATTAAAAACTCTAAACCAAAAATATTATTATATAAAATTTTATTTATAAAATTACCCCTAATTATAACAGGTGGATTTGATGGGGATACTCGTATTGTTGGATTATAAATTGATAGTTCATTTTCAACTATCCTGAAGAAATTATATCCTTTTTCTTGCTTTACATCATCCTTTTGAGAGGTTGCATCTCCGTATATGAATAAACCTGTGTTGTGGTCTTTATATCTAAATTTAAACTCATTGCACACGTCATGTATTGTGTTTCTAGGATTAATGCCCAAAATCTCATCTATAAGCCGTATTTCATTTCCTTGTATTTGGAATATACCGCATGGCAAATATGGATTAACATTCTCATCCCAACTTATGTGAAGCGGCAAATCGGGGTTATAAATGATTTTCTTAACGTGTTTGCCTAAATCAAAGTACTTGTAAAATTCTGCTCCAGTTCGTTCCTGCAAGTCCCAATTACCATTAACGAATACTTCATACTCATAAGGCGTTAATGATTTTAGAGATTCTAAATAGCTCTCGGGAATAAATGGATTGTCAGTAATTTTTGATGGTATGTAAATCCAATTACTTGGCAAATCATTTAGTTTCCATTTATTGTAAATTAACTCTTTTACCCATCCATTTGATGGGTTGCAAGTAGCTAAAATCAAAGGGTTTGGCTGGTTCTTTATAATATGGGAACCAGCTCGTTCAATTGCTTTGTAAAATGTTTTTTGTTGGCACTCGTTAATTTCTTCAAACAAAAAGCCGTTACACTCTAATCCTTTAAACCTATTTAATTCTTTATCATCAGCAAAATTTTCTCCTAAAAAAATTATTTGGCTATCATTAGAAAATGTTACTACTTGTGTATCTTGGTTGTATTTCTTTATAAAACTTTGAGGGCAAATCTTAAAAAATGAGGGAATAGTTGTTCTTTTTAATGTTTGCAAGCTATCCCGAACAATAGCCCATTTTGATTTTGGATAAATTTTAGATAATAAAATTAAAGCTCCTAATCCTGCAAAAGTTTTGCCTCCCCTGATTGCGCCTCCATATAAAATTAAATTGTATTTTTTAGAAAAAATTGCCTCTAAAAATTCTAATTGTTTTGGGAAAGGGTTAAATAGTATCTCTTTTTCAGAGTTCAATTTCCGTATCTCCTATTTTAAATACTTGTTTTATTGCTTCGCCTTTTGTTGTGTGGTCAATGTTTTGACTTGCTTTTCCATGCGCTCTGTCAATGATACTTTCCACAACCTCATACGCTCTATCTGATAAAATAGATTTAACTAAAATTTTTACTAAAATAGGTTGCTCCGAATCAGCAAATAATTGCCTTAATTTTTCTTCTGTTAGATTTAAAAATTGTTCGTATAAATTTTTAATGTTCGCTGGACTAGCATTTTCAAAACCTTCACTTCTTAAATCGTCACAAATTGTAGATATTAATTTCTTTTTTCTCCCCTTGTTTTCAGGTTGATTGGTTGACGAAAACTGTGTTTTAACGCCATCTTTATAGATATCCTTCCTACTCATATTAACTGTAATTAGCCGAAAAAAGTCTAGTATATTTCAACTAGACTTAATTTTTAACGTGATTTTCTAGCCGCTCTAATTGCTTTAGCTTGCGTAGTGTTTTTTTGAAAAAATCTACCGCTTTTACTTCTTACCGCACCTTTGCGACTTTTACCACCACCGAATCCACCTTCTGCCATTTTTTTAGTTTTTAATTGGTTTATACCTTACAAAGGTAATGTTTTTTTTATAATTTCCTATCTCCAACTTTCATGGGTGCTCTCATTTTGAATTTAGGTTTTTGTGGCTCTACTTGAAGTGATTTAGCGAATTGGTAGCCGTCTACCATTGTATGTTCTGTAATTCCAACATTTTTACTAAACTCGTCTTTGTCTTCTTTTGTTGAAAATACTAAAATTAAATAATTTTCACAATTGATTTCTTGTTTAAATGTATCATTTTTGTTTTTGATTGATTTTATCTCATCATTTAAAGCAGTTACAATTTCGCCTTGCTTTAATTCTTCATCATCATCTAGTTGAAAGTTATCTAATTCTAATGAATGGAGTTCTAAATCAGGAAGCTCGTCGTTAATTGGTAAAGTATTTTTTGTTGTTTTCATATCTAAATAATTCTATGTCTATTAATGGGAAATATTCTTGTATTTTTTTATAATCATTTGGGTAATCTTTTTTTAAGCCATGAAGAAAAGTATATCTTATACCATCGAATGAGCGATTCCAAATGTTGTAATCATTACTAAATGGTATATTGTTTTCTTTAATATAATTATTTACATCTTTTGCGGACCAGTTGTGAATAGGGTAAACTTTTTGTTTTTCGCTTCTAATAGCCCCATATTTTCTGAATGTCATTCTTCTGTTAAATGATTCGTTAGCTCTTGCACCAACTACATCATAATAATTATTTTTATCTCCAATATCTGCAAGGTAAATATCTATAAGATCTTCAAATGTTATATTCGCAAATGGCGGCATCCACTTTATCATTTTAGGCGGTTGAAAATTTTGATGCCTTAAAGAATCGTATAACAAAGGATGAGGCAATTGTTTGATTGATATATTAAGTGCTTTCTCATACATTCTAATATTTTCATTTACGAACTCCAAATCAGGGACGTGATAGAAGAACAATGGGATGTATTCAACATCTAAATTTCTACATACTATCGCACAGGCTAAAGAATCTTTACCTGTGCTAAAACCTAGCGTTACTTTTTTTTGATTTATTAAAAAATCTTTTAAATCGTCGTCAATTTGTTTCATTTCTGCAAAAATACTAATATCATTTTAATATACAATGTATTAAATGTTAAAATATGTTAAATTAATTACAAAAAATTACTATAATGAAATTTTTCCCCTCTAGTCTTTCAACAATTGGATCAAAGTATAATATCTCAAAAGTTTTCATTATTGCAAATATAGTAATAATTTAAAAATGACAATCATTTTTTATTTTGGGCTTTTTAATTTTCTTCCAGTCTTTTTTTAATTTTTCTGAAATTGCAATTCTTATGAATTGATTAACATTTACGCCATAAGATTCTAAAATAGCTAAACTACTCATTTGCGGTTCGGTAAATCTAATCGTTTTACTTTTAGTTAGTTGTTTCATATTTGAATTACATTTGTTACGTCTATCCAATAGTTATATGCAAGCGGTATTTTTTTCGTGCATCCTATCGCTCGGCACTAATTTATCTTTGCCACATATTTCACATTCAAATAATGTTAGTGTTACTTCACCTTCTTTTGTTCCATTGCCTCGCTTCACATTATAGCGATTACTACTGTGTAACTTCCATTTGTGTGGACAGAAAAAATACCACCAGCACATAACAAATAATTGGCGTAATGCCTTTAGTTTTTCAATCAAATATTTTTTCATAATTTCAAGTTTTATATTTCAATTTTACTTCTCGTTTGGCACTACGCCAATTATCAGCCGTTAGCTGCTATTTTACCGACCACTCCGAAAGTTTAGACTTGACAACTAATTTAAGTTCATCAACTTTTGACAATGGACATCGAAAAGCAACCGTTTTAGTTTGTTCCGAGTATTTAGGTTTAGCACCTGCGCCTAATCGCTTGCCACCTTGTTTATGTTTTTTCATTTATTATAAAATCAAATTTGCACCAATAAAAACCAATCCAACCATCAACCTCACATAGTCCAATATTATTTATTAAGTCATAGTCTTTTAAATAATAGGCTACTCCATTTGAGTAGCCTATAAAGTTGTTATTATTTTCCATTATAAAGTTCATTTTTAATAATAAATTTACCAAAGTGAGAAAAACCAATTTGGTCAGCCCAATAAAAACTACCATTATTTTTAATTTCATTTGGAGCATAACCAAAAATAGAAGTAAATAATGTTTTTACTGCTTCAGTTGCATTTGTTGTTATTTTTAAAGTTGTCATAGTTGTTTGTTTTTGTTGATGCAAATATACAACGCTTATTTTGATTGTGCAAACTTTTTCAAAGATATTTTCAAATTATTTTCTAAAGTGCTGATAATCAAACAGAAAAAAAACAGCAGCTAACAGCACCTATGCGCCATTAAAACGAGCGCATATCTGCCAAACGTTATCAGCAATTCTGCCGACCGACCTCACGACCGAGTTTAATGACAAAATATTGAGTATCTGCAACTGCACCCCATTCTGTTTTACCTGTTCCAACTTCTATTCCTTTACATTCCATTGTTATTTGTGGACTTGTTTTGTTGTAACCATTCGTAAATTCAACTAAATCAAAATGCTTAAACGCTTCTAATCTTGTCAATGACATTTCTTTGATACGCTTTATCCAATAGTCTTTAATTTCTCTATACTCTTCGGTTTTAATGCCCTTTTCAATAAGGTCAAACCATTTTTTGTTTAATGTTAATTTCAATGTTTTCATTTGTTTATTTTTTAATTTATTAATAAAGAACTGCTGATAACCGCACATTGGCAAAAATTGCAAAATGCCAACGCACAAATCCAACGCAATTTTACAACTTCGCCAATCTGCAAAACGTT